GCTCCTTGTGGACCAATAGGACCAATAGGACCTTGAGCTCCTGTAGAACCCGTAGGACCAATAGGACCAATAGGACCAATAGGACCAATAGCACCTTGTGGTCCAATAGGACCGATAGCACCTTGAGGACCGATAGCACCTTGAGGACCGATAGCACCTTGAGGACCGATAGGACCTATAGGACCAATAGCACCTTGTGGTCCGATAGGACCTTGAGCACCTTGTGGACCAATAGGACCTTGAGCTCCTGTAGGACCTGTAGGACCGATAGGACCAATAGGACCTGCGCTTTGTTCTTTAGTACCTACTATACCACTGGAGTTTATGGTAAGAATAGTATTTTCAGATGTTTGGGCGGGGAGGGAACCTAGAGTTAGACCCCCTGTAGCTTCAATACTGTTAAGTGTTGCATCGCTTCCGGAGACGATGACTTTTTTCCAATTTGGCATAATTTCTTTTACTATGGTTGGTTACAGGATTGCCTGCCCACTTCCCCTATTGGGGCCTATAATACAAGCATAAATACACAAAAAAGAACCAATATATGAGTCTTTTTAAATATTTTTTGAATGTTTTTAAACTATTCTTTTGGGGGTCCTTGTTGGAGATTTTTTATATGGTTATCCGTTTTTTCTTGTAGTTTAACCATCTTTGGAGCGCTTTGGCCCTGTATCGTTAAGACATCTAGGGCTGCCCTAATAACTGTTAATTCTTCTAAATTATACATTATCTAAGTTATTTTTTAGTTTCATAGCCAATGTATAAACGGATTCTACCATCTCCCCTTTAAAAGTTGAGTTCTTTAAAGATTCTAAAAGAATTAAAGTCTCTACTTCGTTTAACACCACAGATGGGGGTGTTTTTGATTTAGGGGATTTTTTTGTTAAGGAGGAAGGTGTAGCCTCCCCAGAAGGGGAAGCTACTTTTTTATTTCCTGCTTTTACATTATTTGCTTTAAAGCTCATAAGTATAAAATTTAAAAACCTTTTAAACATTAGTATTAAGAGTAAATCCAAATACCTTCATCATCACCTACGAATAAGTTACCTTTAGATTCGTATCTATCATCTACTAAAGCGTTAATAGCAGTATTGCTACTAGCGTTACCAGTTGATACGTTTGCCATAAAGGCATCTGGAGTGAATACGTTTTGTGAAGCATCGAATGCATCAGCGATTGCCCATCTTTCAGTAGCAGCGTCGAATGCGAATACCTCACCTACATCTTGACCAGTTTGTTGTACTACGATACCACCGTCTCCAGCAGAAGTAGAACCAGAAGCTAATAAGATAAATCTATCAGCAATAGCTAAATCTTCTGTGTGTTGGAACGATGCAGTACCTTGTACTACTAAGTTTCTAGATACAGTTAAGTCTTGAGTGATTGTTACATCATCAGGTAAACCTACAGTAATAGTACCAGCTCCTTCAACAACAGTTGCTTCGTTAGCAGTACCAGCGAAAGTGATTGATTGACCTAAAGCGATCTCTGTTGCGTTTGAACCATCAGTAACTTCAATAACACTATTTGCTAACTTAGCGTTAGTTACGTTAGCGTCAAGAATCTTAGAAGTAATAACTGAATCAGAAGCTAACTCTACAGCAGTAACACCACCAGCGTTAACAGCAAGACCAGCAGCACCTACAGTTAAAGTAGAACCTGAAACCTCAGCAGCAATAGCTACACCAGCTGAACCATCATAGGTAAAGTCAGCGATACCATTTCCGTCTGTTAAAGCGTTTTCAATAGTACCAACAACATCAGTTAAAAGTGAACCATCACCTTGGAACGAACCAGAGAATGAACCTGAACCTACAGCACCTGTTAAGGTTAAACCAGCTATTGAAGCTGCTGTAGTACCTAAATCTACTTCAGTAGAACCAAGAGTTACAGAATCATTTACTAACTTATCGTTAGCGATTGCACCTTGTAACATTGCGTTAGTTACACCAGAAGCAGAAATGTCTAAGGTAATAACTTGTCCTGAAGCAGCTGAAAGTAAACCTGAACCACCAGCAACTGTTAGTGACTGAGAATCTAAATCAACAGCACCAGTACCTGAATCACCAGCGATATCTAAATCTTGAGCTGTTACGTTGTTATCAACGTAGTCCTTAACTGCTTTAGTTGTAGCTAAGTTATCATCAGATCCTGTAGTAGCAGGTGAAATACCTTCTACAGATGTTACAACAGCAGCAGGGCTTAACTTAACAAATGTTACAGCTTCATCAACTAGTTCAGCTGTATCAACACTACCATCAGCTAAAGAAATACTTACTGCAACATCATCAGCACCGATATCTGCAGTACCAGCAGCATCACCACTAACAGTAACAGAGAATGCAGCATCAGCAATCTTACCTAAAGTTACTGAGTCAGCAGCTAACTTAGCATCTGTAACAGCTAAATCATTGATTTTTGCAGTTTCAACAGCTGAAGCAGCTAAGTGCTCAGTGTCTACTGCTAAATCAGCAATTTTAGTTCCATCTACTGCATCAGCAGCTAATTGAGCGGTATCAACACCTAACTCGTTTACTGCAACACCTGATGCTCCTACTTTTAAAGTAGTACCATCTAGATTTACGGTAGCAGTTACAGCGGTGTTACCATCAAAGGAACCACCATTTAAACCGTCACCGAGGGTTAATGATTCATTTAGGGATGCAGAAACACCCGTTAAAAGCGAACCATCACCTACGAACGAACCCGTGAAAGATCCGGACAATACTTGTCCGTCTACTAACTGACGGGCATAATTAAGATCATTGTTTAACTGAGAGACATCACTCCCGGAGACAATGACTTTTTTCCATGTAGCCATAATTAATTACGTTTTTTTTAATTTATTAAATATTAGTTAACTAACAGAACCTTTAAATATTATTATTATTTGATATAAATATGTATCAATTTAATCCCCAATCCAAAAATCTGACTGAGAGTACATAAGTCCTCCTGATACAGCTGTTGGTGTAGAATCGAACTGAGCAAACGTTACTACTCCTTCAGAGTTAACGCTAAAAGCCTTTTCACCCCCGTTAGGAGCTACAGATAAAGCATCTTCACCTGACGTTCCTTCAATAAATAAAGAACCTGTAAGATTAGTAAATCCTATAACTTCTAAACTACCAGTAATCTTTGCTGAACCTGTGTATGGGAATAAATCTCCACCTCCACCTCCAGGGATGTCTATAATAACACCTCTTGAACCTGTAGAAGTTATTGTTACACCTGAACCTGTAAAGAATAAATCTTCAGCATTACCTCTAACACTTGAGCCTGTATAATATACATCAACACCCGCTACTATATCATCTAAGAAATCTTGGATTTCTATTTGGAAAGCAGCTGTTTCTTGACCTGTATTTAACTCTTGAATACCTGCAAGGTTTCTAGTAAATATTGGGGCTAAAGATTCTGAAGGTGTTAGTGCTACAATAGCAAGACTTTGGTTAGAACTAACAGACATTTCATCCCCAGATTCTGATTCCGTTCCTTTTTCACCCCATTTAATATAAATAGAACCCTCAGTACCACCTGGATTTCTATAAAATACTTCTGAAATAGTATATTTATGGAATCTACCTGGGATTGATGATTGGTCTGGGGTTACAGCATCTCCTAAAATAGAGTAAACTGTACCATCAGAAGTAAAATCAGTATCATTACTACCCGTAATATCACGGAAGTCTACAATACCTTGTGGGTCAGTTAAAGAAGCTGAAGGGATAAAGTAATCACCTTGTGGGGGTGAGATTCTACCTAAACCTTGTGACTCAGCTGTTAAGGGATTATCTTCAACAGTAATAGTATTACTTGCTGTATCAACGGCTGTAATTACAGTTCCTGATGGGAAAGCTGATGACTCAACTAATATCTGCCCTACTCTAATCTTATCTTGACCAAAGTAACCACTTTCATCTGTTACGTTAGTAAGTGTAGTAGATGAGGTAGTAGCATCAAAGCGTACTCTAATATATGAGTTAGAACCATTTCCTATAGGGGTAGCGTTACCAAGCTTACCGTAAAAAAGTTGTCTTGCCATTGTCTATTACTTAATATTGATTAGTTATAAATACTAAAAAAAGAGCCCCAAAACGGGGCTCTAAAGTATTTTTTTTTACATCTTTAGAAATGTAAAGTGTATAATACATCCCCAAACACATCTAAACCACCTGATAATGAGTAAATATTATGGTTAGTAGTTGTACTAAAAGTTAGGGATGCTGCGTTTACTTGACTTGAGCTAGAACCCCCAACATTATAATAGTTAAATGCGGCTGGTACTCTAGAGTTTAAAGTATTCTGCTTACCAGCACCATTTGTTATAGCGTTATTAGGAACAGTTACTGTAATAGTAGCATCTTCCATTTGGTCTAAGAACGTAGTTACTGAAATAAGTTGTACGTTCCCTGATGATGGAGATTCTAGAGTTAAAGCTGTGTTTGTTAAAGCTGAAACATCAAATGCTGGGATATAAGCACCTTCATCACCACTAGTATCACCTGAACTAGCTACTGTAGCTGTAAAAGTATCAGTCCCAGTTGAAGTAATAGAAACATATGTATAATCTTCACTCATATTTCTGATTATAACGTAGTCTCCAGTTGATAAGCCGTGAGAGACTTTAGTAACTGTTAAGGTAGCACCTGAACGAGTCCAACTTAAACCACCTTCTACGTTACCTGATGATAACAGTTGTGCTACGTTATTACCTGAAGTTACTTCATATCTAATAACTGGGTTATATGAGGCTCCACCTCCACCAGTACCACTAGTTACTTCAACTTCAATACCTTGTGATCCCGAAGCTACAACTTTAACTCCTGTTCCTTTGAAGTTAATAGTATCATAATCAGCTACAACTAAAGAACCTGTATAATAAGCATCTGCTGTTCCTGCAGGACCAGTAGGACCTGTAGGACCTTGAATACCTGTTGAACCTGCAGCACCTGTAGCACCAATAGGACCAATAGGACCGCTAGGACCTGTAGCACCTTGAGCACCTGTAGTACCTGTAGGACCAATAGGACCAATAGGACCAATAGGACCGCTAGGACCAGTAGGACCAGTAGGACCTGCTACTGTTGAATCTGCTCCTGTAGGACCAATAGGACCAATAGGACCAATAGGACCACTAGGACCTGTAGCACCTTGGGCACCTGTAGCACCAATAGGACCACTAGGACCCGTAGGACCAGTAGGACCTGCTACTGTTGAATCTGCTCCTGTAGGACCAATAGGACCAATAGGACCGCTAGGACCTGTAGCACCTGTAGCACCTTGGGCACCTGTAGCACCTTGGGCACCTATAGCACCAATAGGACCGCTAGGACCAGTAGGACCAGTAGGACCTGCTACTGTTGAATCTGCTCCTGTAGGACCAATAGGACCAATAGGACCAATAGGACCACTAGGACCTGTAGCACCTTGAGCACCTGTAGCACCTTGAGCACCTGTAGCACCTTGAGCACCTTGAGCACCTGTTGGACCTGCTACTGTTGAAGCTGCTCCTGTAGGACCTGTAGGACCTTGAGCACCTGTAGCACCACTAGGACCTTGAGCACCTGTTGCACCTGCTACACCACTAGGACCTGCTACACCACTAGGACCACTAGGACCTTGAGCACCTGTTGAACCTGCAGCACCTGTAGCACCAATAGGACCAATAGGACCTTGAGCACCTGTAGCACCACTAGGACCTTGAGCACCTGTTGCACCTGCTGCACCACTAGGACCTGCTACACCACTAGGACCACTAGGACCTTGAGCACCTGTTGAACCTGCAGCACCTGTAGCACCAATAGGACCAATAGGACCAATAGGACCTTGAGCACCTGTAGCACCACTAGGACCTTGAGCACCTGTTGAACCTGCAGCACCTGTAGCACCAATAGGACCTTGAGCACCTGTAGCACCACTAGGACCTTGAGCTCCTGTTGCACCTGCTACACCACTAGGACCTGCTACACCACTAGGACCACTAGGACCTGTAGGACCTGTAGGGCCTGCTACTGTTGAAGCTGCTCCTGTAGGACCAATAGGACCTTGGGCACCTGTAGCACCACTAGGACCTTGAGCACCTGTTGCACCTGTTGCACCTACAGAACCTGCAGGACCACTTGGACCCTGAGGACCAGTTGGACCCTGAGGACCACCACCGCCGCCACTACCACTTCCTACAGTGATAATATTACCATCAGATTCTTTTAAAAATAGTGAAGAGTTACCTAAGGAGCCTGAGGTAAATATCGCTATTTGTCCAGTTCCAGGATTATCTACAGCGCTACCAGAGGTATATTGAATATTAATTTGAGCCATTACAGGTGTATTTTGTTATAAATATTATTTCTTCTATTAAAGTTATTGAACTCTATCAGGAACTGTAAATATTCCGTTAGTCACTACTGTTCCTAAAATCATAGGGGCAGATGTGACAGATAAAACACCGTGGGAATAAACAGGATTTGGGCCTGGGATTACTAAATCCCCACCTTCTATTGTTAAGACTGCTCCTTCAGCTACTATTAACTCTGATACCTCAATGTTAGTATTTTTACTTACAGTAAAAGTAGTCCCTGGGAGTACGACTCTGGGGATAACGGTATCATTACCTGTAGCAGGTGTTGTGTCCTTTGAGAAGGAGGAGATTGAAACTTGATCTAAAAATCTAACTTGGCTCATTCTTCGTTGTTTATTCTTTTACGTGTGTTCACATTTGTGTTTACACGAGTTCTACCATCATCTGTAACCTGTGGATTTGGTTGGAATACATCTGGTTTTGATGTAGTTTCCATCGAAAATATAATCTTTGATTTTTCATTATATTTTTTAATGGAGGATAAATCCTTTTGTATAATATCAGGTATTATATACCCATACATATTAATACTAAATGTACTCCTTACTACTCTTTCTTGTCCATCGTTTAGTTCTTGGATAGTGTTAAACTGATCGATTGAAGTATTAAACTTAAATCTTTCAGGATCACCCCAATATGAATCTGAAGCGTAGTTAACTGCTTCGATTATTTTGTTTAACTGGTCAATATAGTAAGTTTGGATAATAACACTATATTGTAAAGTAACGTAATCTGGGACTACGTTTGCTATGAACTGTTTTGTTTGAACTCTGTTATTTAACGCATCAAAGTTAGAGTAGAAGTTTTTACTATTATATTGTTTTTGCCAAGAAGTATATAAGTTAGGAAAGTTAGCATCCAACTTATTAGTAAGATTTCTTTTTTTAGTTATACTATTACGTTGGAACATAATGATTGGGTTCATTATCTTACCACTTCTATCTCTATAATATCCATCTTTTTGAAATGATTTCCACCTTTCAGGAGCACCATAGACAATAGGTACAGCTATTCTTTCACCATTTTGGTAAACTGTAGGACGTATTACATTTTGAAAATAATACATTAGTGCTTCGTCAATATCTTGGATACCAACAGTAAACTCCTTATAGTTATCTTCCTTTTGAGACATTTTCTCAGAACGATTAAAACTAATCCCAGATTGGTTAACATCGGGATTAGAGGAATATTCTGTAGCTGTATTAGGGTTTACACCAGTATAAGGTTCTACCCCAGCTTCACTAATCTCTCTTTGAGTTTTTGGTCTTGGTTTTCTGTTCTTAGCCATTAGAATCTTTCTTTATAGGGTGAAATAGCTAACTTATCAGCAGGCACATAATGGGTATTACAGATAATAGAAACACTATATCCAAACTGGTCTAAATCCATATTCCCTAATGGGTTATCTCCGTTATCATCTTTATAATCATAATCTGGGTTTTTACCTACGAAGTATTGATTAGCATTTGTACCATCAACCTCGTAGTATCCGTTTTTCCACATTATAATATCTCCTACCTCAGGTACTAAGTTAGCACCATAAACTGAATTGGAGTTAAATTCTTCTAGTTTGTTTAGGAGATCATCTCTTAGGAACTTAAAAGTAATACCCCATTGGAAGTCTACACCAATTTCACTATCAGGGTATGATTGATCACTTCTTTCGATAATAGAGTTTAATAACACAGGTTCGTTCCAATATTTTTCTTTGGATGCTTCACCATACATGTTAACTACTGTTTCTTGGATATCTGGTTTATAATACACTACTTGTTGGGATATAACGTTCCCCATCAACTCTCGGTTGACGTGTCTAAACATGCTTATATCTCGTGCTTCCCCAAATAATGCCATTAGCCTACAAATATAGTCATTGGTATATAAGTCATCTCTTCATTTCTGAACTGAGATTCGTCTCTTCGTCTCTCTAACATAGCTCTTTTTGAAGTTTCATCAAAGTATGTTCTTAGTTTTTCAACCAGTTTATCTCTATCTTTTTCTCCACCTGCCAATAAGTCACTACCATTTAAAGTAACATCTGAACCTGGGATTGGGATGTTTTGATATTTGTTTCTAACGTAAGCTAACATTTCTTTAGCAATAGCTAATGTCATTTCAAAAATCCAACTTCTACCTACTGAGTTGATTTTTAGGTATTGAGGGTTTTCATAAGGGACATTTGATACATCTGATATTTTGTCTGTAGCATCAATGATAGAATCAGCTAACCTTTCATCTTTTTTAAGATATTGGAACCAAAGTTTTGTACCTGTATCACCATCACTAGGGATTGGGAATATTCTAAGTTGGTTATTTATTAACTCGAATGAATAGTTAGATCTTCTGATTTGTTCACTCATCTCGATTGATTGCATTCTGGCTAAATCGAAATTAAGTGGCATTAGTAAGAAGTTTACAGCAGGTGAATAACCACCCCAACCGAAGCTATCGGTTAAACCCATCATACCGGTTCCTGTACCCCCAAATGGATCATAAAATCTATCAATAGCAGGGGGTGCTTCATAAAATACTCTTCTTATTTCAACATTTTCCCCCTCTAATCCGTTTTCAGAAGCCCAAGTATCCAAGTTATAATCTTGTACTGACCCTGTTAACGAGATAGAACCACTATACCAATTTGTATTACCTCCAACACCAGCTTCAGTACCATATTGTCCTGAATACTTGATGATAGTGGCTAAGTTAGGTTGGATTATTTTGTCATTTAAGGGAAATCTAGCATCACCACCTTCTAAAGAAAGATAGTTTTCTCTAATCTTATAAGCGTATAGCTCATTAGCATAAATAGTTGTTGCCTCCTCAAAAGCTGTATAGAAATTTATATCCTGTAATTCAACATTTTGAATTGGATATCCTAACCTTTGAGCACAAAACTTAGCTACCTTATCTGCATCCCCCATAAATTCACTATCATAATCATAAAACCCAAAAGGAGTTTTACCAGGAGCGAAGGAAGATGAACCAGGCCAAATCGCGATATCTGCCATATTGTTATTTTGGTTATAAATATTAAAAAAAAGTCCCTAAATAAGGGACTTTCTATATCAGTTTAAACTAAGTAAAGATTAACTAAGGGTAGGAGTATACCAAGCACTTCCAGATCTAAAATAAAATGAATTATCGTAAAAAGCTATAGACCCATTAGCTGAAGATGTAGGTAGTGTATCTAAAGGTAATAGTGTGATAAGTTCTGTAGAAGTTATTGAACCGCTTACTACTAAAGATCCACTAACAACTAAAGAACCAGTTACAGCTTGTGACCCTGTAAAATATCTAAAGTTATTGTCTAACTCATCTGTAGTTAGAGGAGATCCTTTATCTGATCTATAAGTTAAAGCCATCGGTTATATTATTTTATATGTATAAATATACTAAAGATTTAGAAAAATCAATAAGTACGGAATAGTTATTATGGGGCAGCATTTTTATAAGGGTGGTTTGATGGTAAGTTTCCTTGTAATCCCCATTTCCAAGCTAAATATCCTTCTGCTTTTCGATCATGTACGTGGCTATTCATAAACTCACTAGGATCACCATTAAATAATAATAGTTCCCCAAAACGTCCTGTTAGTTTTTTATTACCATTTCTGTTAGCCATTATACGTAATCTTTGATAAACATCTAAGTTATTACCGGTCATATAACTCATTCTATGAGTAGACTGACTACTAAGATTACTACCATTTATAAAATGTCTTATATATCGCCATCCCATCTCGTAGGAAAATGCTACAGTGTATATAATCCAATTATTCTCTCTATTTACAGTACTAAAGGGTCCTAATACTCCACTACTCCCTACCCCATTTCCTAAATCTACTTCTCCCCAAAATCGGGATGTACTATTAGCAGAAACAGCATAATCTCGATTAGCATCTAAACTCCATAAAGAATCTTTAGAATCATTAACAACCATAGGTCGAAATACTCCTACAGCAAAGTGGTAACCACTACTACCAACTAAAGGATCTGTGTTGCTGTTTTCAAAAGCAGTACTACCTCCAAAATATAAACAATCTAAACCATTTTGTTGAACCCCTGTTACTGGGTTACTATTGCCTATTACACCTAAATTATCACCATAATTACCTTGTGATCTAATTCCAGTTGTTGTTGTTCCGCTTTTTATATAACTAGTAGTATCACTAGCATCATACCATCCTGCTAAATTAGGAATACTAGTAGGGGAAAAAGGTGGAGGGGAGGGGGGAGAGGTTTCCCCCCAATACATAGTTGGTGTGAATAAAGCCATATTATGGGGCTGAGTTTCTATAAGGGTGGTTTGATGGTAATTTTGCTTGTAATCCCCACTTCCAAGCTAGATATCCTTCTGCTTGGTATCTGTAGAAAAGGTTATCATCAACCGTACCAGGAACACCACATTCACCATTATATATTAGTAATTCTCCAAACCTACCTTCTTGTTTTTTACCACCACTTCTATTAGCCATTATACGTAGCTTTTGGTTAGTATCTAGATTAGTCAAATAAGTTGTTCTCCAACCATTACTACTACTACCTACATGAGCATTTATCCAAAACTGGACCATATTAGGACTTGGGAGTTTAGTAAATGCTACGGATACTATAATCCATTGATTTTCATAGTTGGTGGATGAAAAAGGTCCTATTCTAATATTTGAACCCACACCATTCCCCATATCTACTTCCCCCCACCATGCAAAATTTTGGTTCGAAGAAACAGCATAATTATAGCTGGTAGATTCCAGACTCCATAATGAGTCTTTTGTAGCGTTAACATTTTGGGGATAAAATACCCCAACAGCAAAATGTAAACCATTGGTAGCTAAAGGGTCGTTATAAGGATTTACAAATAGTCCTGATCCATTGAAATATAAAGTATTTAAACCATTTTGTGTAGATCCTGCTACGGGGTAGGTGTTTCCGGCTGAATCTAAGTCATCTCCATATCCATTTCTTCCCTGAATACCTGCTATTTGAGTTCCACTCATTCTATAAGTACTAGTATCACTAGCATCATACCATGCTGCTAAATTAGGGATGTCAGAAGGAGCGAATGGAGCAGGAGGGGATGAATCCTCTCCCCAATATGCAGTTGGGGTAAATAAAGCCATATTAAGAGAAGTTCTTTAATCCAGTAGCATACCAAGTAGTACCATCAAAAGTAACAAAAGACCAAACATCTATATCTCCTGCCCCTGTAGAAGCAGCAGAATCAAATCCATCAGCAAACTTAATATTACTACTCCAAGTGATAGTACCTGGAGTTCCAGAATTTTGAGTTACTTTTAAATTAATAGTTTGTCCAGGACCTCCACCTGAACCAAATGAAATTTGATTAGCAGCTGATTGTAAAGTGGTTTCAAAGAAGTTACCTGTAGAAGCAGGTATTATAATAGTCCAGAAATTAGATTGAAAAGTAGGATTTACTGTTTGAACTGAAGTTATTAGACTACCAGTTACATTTAAATCTCCTTGTACTTCTAAGTTAGAACTACTACCACTAATTACTACATTATTACTAAATGTAGTGGAACTACCACTTGCTACAGAGACTCCTAAAGATTCTAATTGGGCTGAGGAAGATATAATTCCAGCTCCGGAAGAATCAATATCACCATATTCAATAGTTCTGTTTCTCCAAATACCGGCATCATACTCTAAGTATTGTCTTGTAGAAGGAGCATTGATATCAACATCTGTAATTTCTCCTAAATTACTAATAGTTGAAGTTGCACCTCCTGAACCCCCTACTGTGTTTCTAAATAGACCTGAGTTGATAAGGTTTGCTTGTGAAGTATTACTTAAATCAGTTGCATCCGCTCTAACTACTAAATAACCAACAAACGTTAAGGATTTAGAAGTTGTAAGTGATTCTACAAATTGTTCTGTAGCTAATTGACTTACAGCGGTAGCTAAACTATCATAAGTTTTTTGACCATAGTATACATAAAATCTTTCACTAGTAGGTCCTACGAATACTCTTTGTATTGTAGTTGTTGAACCACTAATATTAACTAATGTACCTGTTCCATCATCATATTTTGTAGGATCGATGGTATTATAAAAGTTACCACTATTAATATCTCCTACAAAATCACTACCTGACCTGTATACTCTAACAGTTGCATCTGTTGTAGATAAAGATGGTGTATCATATACACTAGGGTTATTAGGATCTTTAGAATAAAAACCACCTAGTTTGAAAGTAATACCTGTTGAAGTATTAAATCCTAAAGATGAACCACTAGCAGATAAATCATATCCTTGTTGTTTTAGAGGACCAAATGCTCTAATAAACTGATTAGCTTGAGCTGGACCAGCATATGTAGTTTGTTTTTCCTCACCAAAGGCATCAATATAGGTATTAGTTAAGTGACCTAAAGTACCTAATGGGATTTTTTCTAAATACTGTTGAGTAGTAAAATCTTCTACTTGTTGTTGAAGATCTCCATTTTCATCTATATAAAGGTGAGAATATTGGGAAGAAGTTAAGTAAGTAGCACTTGCAGTAATAGCACCCCATTTAACCTGAGTAGGAACTACTGCGTTAGCTGAACCTGTTTCTGCATTATAGTTTACTACTATACCACCACCAGGGCTTACATATAAATCTGTACCACTAAATGTTACAACACCACCATAAATAAGTCCTGATCCTACACCATATTCGATCCATTCTTGATCCCATAATGTACCTTTGTTTCTGTAATAGAAATCACACTGATCAGCACTAAAGTTGGAAGCAGAAGTAAATAAATAAGTAGCATTTATGTTACTAGTTCCTGGATCTGCTGAAGGTGCTATTACAACTGAACCCGTTATATATTGAGATGCTTTGAAATCATTTGATCCTGTAGTTGCGAATGTAGCTGAATCTTTACCTTCTAATAATAGTGAGTCTAAAGATACAGAAGATGTACCTTGAAGTGAACCTGTGATTCCTTCTGTAACTGTTAAACTACCAGTAATATCAACATCACCTCCAAATGATGATGTAGTACTGACTGAAAAACTATCTCCTGTTACTATAGTAACACCTTGGAAAAGATTACTACCAGTTAAAACTGTATTACCCTCTACTCTAAACCCTTGGTTATCTATTACTGTTAATGAACCTGATACTTCTGTAGATCCCGTAAATGAAGTTGAACCTGAGAACGATGTAACTCCACCTGATGAAGAGATAAATCCTAAAGATTCTATCTGTTGTGAGCTACTGATTATACTCTCAGCATCTAGCTTAGTTTTTACTCTTTCGTCTGTATAGTAAAGGTTAGTACCTTCTAATAAGTCACCTGTGTTTGATGAACTTTCATCTATAAGTTTTATCCAGTTACCACTATGAGCAAAATATCCTTTACCCGTTGCATGTACATGAGCAAACATCCCATGGTAAGTTGTGGCACTTGGTAAATCTGCTTCGGTATTATATACGTTAGCAAATAAAACTCTATTACCATCCATGTCTAAATCACTAGCGGTAACAAAATCTAATACCTGTTGTGAACCACTAACGGTTCCTGGAGAGGATGATGTTATAAATCCTAAACTTTCTAGTTGAGTTGAACCACTAAGAATCCCCGAGTTTGAAGAAGTAAGGAATCCTAAACTTTCTAGTTGAGTTGAACCACTTACGATTCCAGAGTTTGAAGAAGTAAGGAATCCTAAATCTTCTATCTGTTGTGAACCACTAATAGTCCCTGAAGTTGAAGATGTTATAAATCCTAAACCTTCTATTTGTTGTGAACCACTAACGGTTCCAGCTGGGATAGAACCTGTTTCCATACCAATAAAGGTAAGGTTACCGTTACCATCTGTAGCTATTACTTGATTTAAAGTTCCGTCAGTTGATGGGAAAATTAATCCACTAGTAATAAAATCACCCCCACTTACAATAAGTGAACCTGTGATAGAAGTATCACCACCACTAGATAATATAGCTCCTAAATCTTCTAGTTGGGTTGAACCTGAAACAATACCTGAGGGTAGTTGAGAAGATCCTGATATTACACCACTAGGTAAAGAACCAGTGTCTACCGTTAAAGAAATAACGTCACCACTACCATATATTAAATCAATAGTATTACCATCTACTGAACCTGAAACGATTAAAGAGCCTGTGTCTGTAAAAGATGCAGAAACTGGAGTGCTTCCTGAATAAGAAACTTCAGCTACTGTACTAATAACATCTCCATCATTATTTACAAAAGCCAGAGATGCGGTGGTAATCAATACATTACCTACTCTAATAGCATTTGGTTCACCTGTCATCACAGATACTACCTCACCATCAGTAATAAACTTAAGGGAAGCAGTTGTTAGATATAAATCTCTCCATGGGTTTGTTTGACTACCTAAATCGTAAATACCATTATTGATTCCAGTAGCTTCTGGGATTAGAGATCCTGAGAAGAACTGAGAGCCTGTAAAATGGTTAGATGAAGTTACAGCAAACGATCCTGTATCTATTGATGAAGCTGAACCTGTAGGTACAACTAAACTTTCTGTAGTTCCATCACCTTGAGTAAACGTGATAGTACTGTCAAGTATTGAAGATGACACGTAAAACGAGCCAGTATCTATAGAACCACCACCTCCGCCACCTGAACCAGTAGCTACGGTTATATCAAAGTTACTACCATCACCCTTAGTAAATGTAATAGTATTATCTACAGCTGAAGCTGTAATAAGTGATCCAGTTGCTGAGATACCTGAGGTTGCTGAGATAGATCCTGAGATAACTAAAGAACCACTAACAACTAAAGAACCAGTTACAGCATGTGATCCTGTAAAGTGTCTGAAGTTATCATCTAGTTCTTTAATAGTTAAAGCTGAACCTTTATCTGATCTAAGAGTTATTGCCATTGGGGAGTTTTTTAAAATTTTTAAGTAGAAGCTACAAAGTATTCAAGTTGGATGTTAGAACCACTTGCTTTAGCTTTGATAACATCTAACGCTGTAAAATCGCTATAATAAGTTTCGTCAACATAACTTTCATCAACATAATCTATAGTAGATGAAGCATTCATTTCAGCATCATTAAATACTAAACTTTTACCTGGGGATAAGTGGAATAGGGTACTTTCTAAATCTGATTTGATTAGGTAAATAGTTCCTTCGCCACTACCTGAGATATGGGTGATTCTAATATATTTTACATCTGTTTTAACAAAAGATCCAGCTAAGGATTGTTCTTCACTATCTACAAACCTTAAAATCTCAATACCACTACCACTAAACTTAGTAGTAATAGTATCTACTCTTCTTTCAATCTGGTTAATACCAGGAATAGTTTTTTGGTTTTTGGTGCTTTCAACATTACCATTGGGTAATACAATCCTTTCAGTAATAGTTGTTATTAAATCAGCCATGTCGTTATTTATAAATACTTAGTTATAGTAATAAATATGTTATTTCTTCTGCCTCTTAGCTGTTTCGTTGGGAGAGTTAACAATACCTTTTTCTGTAGCTTCTTCATATAAATCTAAAAGACTATCTACTATAGGATCTCTATGGTTTTGTAGTAAAGTAATACCAATCATATTTTTTACTCTACGAGCAGCTGTATATAAGAACTTAAAACCAGAATCTCGTTTTGATTTTAAGTCTACTTGGTAGTCGTCACCACAAACAATCATTTTACTACGTAATCCAATACGAGTAACAATCATTTCCATTTGTTCGTGTGTAACGTTTTGTGCTTCATCTACTATAATAACACTATCAAGGAAAGTTCTACCACGCATAAACGATACGGGTACAATCTCTATTTTACCTTCTTCAATAAGTTTTTCGATTTTAACTTTATCGTATAAGGCAAACATATTTTGATAAATAGGCTGTACCCACGGGTCCATTTTCTCTCTTAAATCACCTGGTAGGAAACCAATGTCTTCTTTAGATACAGTAGGACGTGTAATAATGATTTTCCCAACATCCTTCATAAATAAACGCTCGAGAGCTATTTGACAAGCTAATAGAGTTTTTCCAGAACCTGCTTTACCAGCTAATAGGGTTAATGTACTATTTAAGATTTTGGATTTGGCTTCTTTTTGCTCTTCGTTGAGGGTTATTTTAAACTTAATTGGATTTTTAGGCTTTCGCTTTTCACGGAAAACCTCATCGCTGTGATGGTTAGATGCCATAAATAATAACGTTTGTTTGTTTATTATACATACAAAAAAGAGCCCCGCTAACGCGGGGCTCAATTAAGTATCTGACTTAACTCTTGATTATAGAGAGTTCAATCCGTTTACAAAGATACGACCATAGAATTCTGGACGTAACATTTTCTTCGCGTAACGAGTCAATAGACCTTTACGTGGAGTGAATGTATCTGGATCGTATACTAAAGGAGTCATGATTAATGGAATGTATGGAGCGAATACCGCACCAGCTTCCAAGAACTGAGATCCTCTAAAGCCCATCAAGATAGTGTTTTCTTTCATGTATGGGTTTTTGTATACAGTGTAACGACTGTTCATCTGACCAGCTTTCTGTACGCCGAAAGCGTAAGAAGCTTTAGATACGTCACCATCAGAGTTAGCAGCAAATCCTGGGATTGACTCTAAGATAGTAGCTACAGTTGGAGAAACAACAACGAAGTTAGCACCACCTCTAAGAGTTCTTTGGTGAATCTTGTTGCTTAGTTTCTGCATTTTAGTACCTAAAGTTTGGAACCACTGACCTTGTGTGTTGAAGAATCCAGCATCACCGAAATCACCAGCGCTATCACCAGCAGAAATAGTTACGTTGTTTTTAGCAGACCAGTACTCATCACCAGCAGCAGCATCTTTAATCAACATGTCTAAGATCTCTAAGTCAATCTCTAAAGAAATGTACTCAGAAAGCATGTTAGTTACTTCAGCTTCAGCATCGATTGATTGGTAAGCGTTCAAATCTTGAGCGAACTCAGGAGTCCAAACTGCTTTCAACTTACGAGTCTTAGCAACGATTGCTTCCGACTTCATTTGGATGTTGATTTCTGGAATAGAGATATCAGCAGTTGAGCCGTCCCAATCAGAATCAGTAGCCATTGCGTTTCCATCTTCGAAATCACCTCTTGATACAGCAGATGTTTTCAATGAGTAACCTAACTCAACAGATTGAGGTTGAGCGATAGCAGCAGAGTTTACGATGAATATTAACTCATCATTAACTGCATCATAAGCAGTAAACTGAGATAATACATTAGCGTTAGTTACAGCACCACCTACGATAGTGAATGATCTAACAGCTAAAGAATCCATATCGCTACTTACACCTGAAGCATCTAAAGTTACTTTAGATAAAGAACCAGTTACTACGTAATCTGAATCATAGTTTACATCAGTAAATGCTACTGAAGAAGTTACAGCTGCAATAGAAGCAGTGTGAGTATTGATAGAGTAAGAATATCTTCCAGCACCGTAAAGACCACCTTCTGCTTCGTTACCGAAGTTAGCTGAAGCATCACCGTAAAGTGAACCGTTAGCAGCGAAAGGAGCTTTTGAATCACCGTATTGGAAATCTAGATAAAATACTAGACCAGAAGGCAAGTTCATAGGCTGTACAGAAACGAATTCTTGAGCAGCGATGTTACCGAATACTTTTCTTACCAATGGTAAAGCAACACCTGCCCACTGAGCACCTGTTCCTGAGAAGTTATCAGTATCTGAGATAGCAGCACCTGCAGTACTTGAAGCCTCTACTACCAATTGTTTTGCTTGGTTTTCAAGCAACATTGACATGTTGTTAGACGATTGTCCTTCCATTCCTTCGAGAAGTCCAGTCTGTCCCCACTTGCTAGATAATCTAGCTGCGTCAGACTGTAAGTTCTTCCAAGAACCAGCTGCGCTTTCTAAAAGTGTGTTTAATTGTGACATTTTTAAATTTACAATTTAAGTTATTAATTATTTAATACCAGCAAGTTTTTGCCATCTAGCTACTTGTGGATTTACATCCACGATAGGAGCTTTACTTTCAGCAATCATACCTGAGGCTTTAGAAGCTCTACCTAAGTTTTCTTTAACTACAGTTTTAGTTGCTTTAACTTCTTCTGTTAGTGTTTCGAATACTAGTTTTACTTCTTTTACATTTGATGCTTTATCAAATGCTTCTAAGACTTTAACCTTTTGAGACTCTTTCAAGTTTTTGGCTCTAAAGATTTTGTTTGAATAAAGAAGTTTAGCGTTAAGTAAGTTAACTTCTTGAAGTTCAGTTCTTAAAGCTTCGATTTCAGCCATGATTTCACTCACGTCTTCTTCTTTAGCTTCTTCAACTTCTTCTTCGTTAACTACTAGTTCTTCAACTTCTTCTTTTTCACCTTCCATAGTTACTTCTACTTCGTCTTCGATGTCGATTTCTTCTTCACCTTCAGAATCATCCATGTCTTCCATGTCTTCTTCTTCAGCTTCCATTTCATCTCCAGCTTCTAACTCACCAGCTTCAACCATGTCAGCAATTACATCTTCGATAAAAGATTTTAGATCTTCTTCAGACATTTCTTCAAGGTCGATTTCTTCGTCTTCGTCTTCGTCTTCAACGTCTTCAACGTCTTCAACTTCAACTTCTTCGTCTTCTTCTTCCTTGATTTCTTCAGCTTCAGTTACTTCTTCTTCTGAAATAACTTCTTCAGTTACTTCTTCCGCTTCTGCTACTTCTTCTGATTCTTTCACGTCTTCTTTGTCTTCACCTTCTTCGAGTTCAGCTAAGATTTCATCAAGGTCTACTTCTTCATCCATTTCTTCAGCTTTCGCTTCGTCCATGTCTGATTTGTATCCTTCTTCCATTTCGTCTTTAGCTTCGTCCATTTTCTCGTCGTAACCTTCTTCCATATCTTCTTTTTCCATTTCTTCCAGTTTGGCTGAAAGCATAGAGCGAAGTTGTGGGGCGAAAGTTTCTTCAAGAGCTACTTTTGCATTTGCGATTGCTGTTTCTTTAATAGTTTTAGCATCAGCAATTGCTTCTTTTAGCAAATCTCTGTTTGACATAATACCACAAAATTGTTTTGAGGAGTACGGTTATTAGGAACCGTAATAAGAATTAATATAAATGAAACGCCATATAAGAGGATGGCGTATTACAGCAATACATATATAAGAGGACATAAAAAACGCCCTCCTTTCGGAGAGCGTTCTTCGGGTAGCGCCTCAATACAGAGGTATTAGTCTAAATAACATGTGCATGTATTAGCACATAATATTTCGTTAATCAAGCTGTTTAGATCTTTATATGGGTCTATGTGGACTTCTTTTCCCTCTTTAATCACAGACATATAAGAACCTGGGTTTGATGGGGTTGATACAAAATCCCAACATAATAGTTCGAAATCATCTTGTACCTCTAATACACCATCTCTATCTTCTAAAGAACCCATACCACGAGATGAAACACCTACTGTGATATTGCTTTCGATTAGTGCTTTTAGAATATTACCTGATGGGGTAGGTAGAATCTCTATTTTACCCATTACTTTATCTCCGTCCCACCACATATCTTTAATATTATGTGAAACGTTTTTGAGATTGATTACTGATGATTCTGGGTGGTCTAACTCACCTAATGCTCTGTTTTCATCTACAGATAACATATACTTATCAATTTCTCTATCCCAAAGTTCTTTAGGATAATAACGACCATTACCGTTTTTAACTTCAGCAGTCGCTAGTATACCCTCAACCATAGGGTTACCTCTATCAGACATTTTACCTTCTGATAGCATTAAACCCTTAGGTTTAAATAATTGAGTTTCTACTAGTACTTTTCTCATTAGTCTTCGTATTGTTCAGATACTTCTGATTCGTCAACAATCTCTTGTTTAACGTATTTCATACCACACATTTTTTCATACACTTTTTCCATCTTGGCTCTACGTTTTTCTAGATCCTTGATTTCTTTTTGCATGGCTTTAATTTTCTTCTTATCTGCTAACTCTGCTAAGTCATCATCTTCGTTAACCATTTCTACTCTTTGTGTCTTAGAAGCAATTAGTTCTTCTAAAGCATCCATTTGAGCTTCCATAGTAACAGCTTTACCTTCTTTTTCGATTTCAGATAATTTAGATTCTATAGATTCTTTTTTAACTTTTTTCTTAGCTTTAGCTTTTTCGATTTTTTCACCTTTTTCAACTCCAGCTCCAAATGCATCTTCTTCACCTTTGTCTTTAGCGTCTACATCTTTTGAACCTTTATCGTCGCGTTGGAATTCAGAATATGCCTCTATTAAAGATTCAGATATCATATCAACTAGTGAGATGTTACTTTCCTTTAATTTTACTTCTTCCATTTCATCTGATTTAGATGCTTTTAAAGCAACTGCTTCATCTGTATAGCCAATATCTTTAACACCGAACGCAGCATTTTTTACGTAGTAACTTCTATCTTTAGCTAAGTTTTTAGCTACGATTTCTTTTAACTCATCTACGTCCTTGTCTGCATTCTTAGGATCTTTCATTTCCGCGTAGTATCCTCTAAGGAACTGCTCGCCGAATAAATTGTCAATATTCTTATCGTCTTTATAATCGAAAGAACTTTCTTGAGTTTCTTCAACATCTTTAGATACTTTTTTTTCTTCAACTTTTGCTTCTTCAGCTAAGAAATTAGCAAATGCTGTCTCATATGAAGTTTTGGTGGATTCAATCTTAGTGATTGGTTCAAATCCTACAAAGTTTTCTGTAATGATTTGTTTTTGTTTTAAAATAGTAGTCGCTTCTTCCTTAGTAGCATGGTTTGTAACATGTTCTGGGAATAGTCTACGGGCAGATTTTAAAAACACATCAGCGTTTCCTTTACCTTCCTTTAATAAATTGTATTGTTCTTGTAGTGTTTTCATGATAATAAATATTATGAATTATTTGCTCCTGTTCCTCTTAGTCTAAGAGTAGTAGCTGTTATTGCGTTTGTTGGTACAAAAGTTAAGTTTCCACCACCTGGGGATACAACTACTCCTGTTTTATAATTACCCTGTACTAAAGAAGATAAACCACTTCCTAAAGTGTATACACCTTCACAGTTTTTAGGGGATGAAGAATCATAGGCACCATCACTATTAGGTACTGTCTCTAATACAAAATATGATGAACCTGATAAAGGATTATCAATAATGTAGGTAGTAGGATCACCAGCTGTTATGTTTGAAGGCTGTAATTCAATACTTTGGGTTACTGATACATTATAGTTTGCCATTACTCTTCTTCTTGGTTAAACATCTTAATCATATCCTCAATATAATCTTCAGCTAAATCTGTTGAATATACTACTTCATATGAAGTTGGATTTTCTTTATAAAATTGTTCAGTTTCAACCCTAGCATCATCTACTAATGCTTTAAATTGAGCTAATTTATCCGATATAGTATCAAAAGCACGAAGGCGTTCCTGTTGGAACGCTTTATTGCTAGGATTGTCTTGTTCTTTTAATTTAAATCGGTACATTATTTTTCAAACAATTGTTTTACTTCTATACCCTTAGCTTTTTTACGTAATTCCTTTTTATTAACAGGTTTGTAACCTAGTTTATAGTAGTAATTAACTGGTTTTTTACCAAAAGCAAATGGTGTATCATACGCACCAGCAGCACCAGAGGTAGATATTTCATCTACACCCTTTATCTTAGCATACTCATCTGGGTGGTTATTACGTAAGTAAGTTCTTAAACTATTTCTTAGTTTAGATACATCTTTATAATAGTCTTGAAAGAAGGGTTCGTCTTTAGATTTTAAAGCTACTTGTTTAGCATCATCTAATAACTCAGATACTTCTTTAAAAAGTTCACCATAGTTGGCCGTATATTCTACAGACCAAGTCATCTGCCCAGTTTCAGGGTCAGTACCTTTTAAATCAGTTCTAAATCCTCCTTGATCAGCCATTTACTTTTTTAATTTCTTCAATTAAAGAAACGTATTGCATTAAATTAATAATATCATCACTTTTTACAGGTGATTTTTTGTCTAACTCAACTAACAACGAGGTAACTTCAGTTAACTTGATTTGGGTTACTTGATTGGAAACAGATTTATTTAGTTCCGTTATTATAGACTTGAATTCGTTAATCTTTGTATTGTAGAAATTCTTAAGTGTAGCTGTTGAGTCAACTGAGTTGATGAATTCTTTTAAGATTTCTTTTTGAGATGGAAGTAGTGACTCATACTTACCATTAAATTTTTCTAGTAGTACCTTATAAGTAAGAATTCTGGTGTCTTTATCGTAAGTTTTAAATTCTTCAACTACACTCTGTTTGATTTGAGATTCGTTAACTTGTGAAGCACATAAGTGTTCTAATAGAGTAACTTTATTAGAGACAATTTGGGATGTGTTTGTTATCTCTTGTGTGTTTTCTGCTTCAACTAGTGTATAAAAAGCAGCATATGCTTTATAGTGAGGAATCTTATGAGAAAAGAACCCCTGTGTGTCGTATGATTCTTTAATTTCTTTAATTAAATTGTATCTTTCTCTTTTAAGAGTAGTTCTATTTAATTTTTTAGAAGATTCTAAAAGTGTTTGTAATAATAAACTAGCTCTAGACTCTATTAAGTGAGTATTCTTAGTAAGAGATTCATAAAGTTTTAATTCTTTATTTAGTTCTCCCTTGCTAAAATACTTTTTAATAATACCGAGTGCAGATGACTCAGTTGAATTAAGGGTATCAGCGGTTACTTGGCGAACAAGCAACTCAAAGAGGATACCAGTATTTTTAAATTTTGAATGTTTAATCTCCATTCTCAAATTGTTTAATTATAAATATATGAGGATATATTACTCTTTAATCTTTGACTCATCAAGTAGTGACTCCTTGCGTTTATCCGCTGTATACACTAAATCCTTACTTAGAGATTCGATTAATTTTTTATTTTTTGCATATACCGTTTTAGCATTCTCTAAAGTTGGTTGGGTATTACGTGTTGGGTTGTTGTAATCATCCTTCATACCAGCAGCTCCCAGTCTATCTTTACCGAAGTTATCAGCTTGAGTATTGCGGTTTGTAGCCTTTTCTTTTGGTCTACCTAAATCAGATTTTTCGTTATACCCATCAGGTACATTTCCTGGATCTGATTCCATTCTACCTTGACCATATAGTGAAGCTAAATCGTGTGGTGTGCCGTATGATTTACCTGTCTCTAACGGATCATTACCCTCAGCCTCGATTTGTGCTCTTCTAAACTTACGTTTTTGGTCCTGGATGATTAGTTCTCTGTATTCATCATATTGATCTTCACTCAAGTGGAAGATATTATCATAAACCCAATCAGAAGGTAGTAAGTTATTCTCAGCGATAGAATTAGCTAGTGTAACTTTTTCAGTTAACAATGCTATTCTCTCTTGATCATAGATGATTGATGGGGTAGTTAGTGATAAATCAAAGTTTACTAACTGTTCATCTGTAAATCCTTGAGAGTATAGATGAACTAAAGCGATTTTATATAGTTCAGATACTACGATACGTTGGATTCTTTCTACTGTACGAGCAAAACGAATATCTTGAGCAGCTAATGTAGCTTTACCATCTGTATTCTCATCGTAACCCATAAACGCTTTTGGCACTTTGAGAGCAGCAAATAGTTTATCTCTTAAATACTCAACATCGGTGATACCATCATATTGTAATCCTGGTGTTGTATCTATTTTAGTAGCGCTATCGTTACCTCTAACTGGTATGTAGAAGTCTTCAAGCATGTTTTGTACGTTATATTTTAAGTTGTACTCACCTGTTTTTTCATCCATGTGGGGAGTACGCTTCATTGTAGAAATTGTTTTCTGCATGAAGTTTTCTACTTCTTGTGGTGGGATACCACCTACATTCATATAGAAAATACGTTTTTCAGGAGCACGAACTATTCTATGAATCAACATCGCATCTTCCATCAATGTGTACTGTTTGAATAGTTTACGACCTGGTTCGATATAAGAACGTCCGTAAGGTAAGTAGTTTAGATCTGACAATAATCTAAAGTGTGCTACCTCATAGTTATCAAACGTTACTTGGTTTTGATTTTCTTGGTTTGGTGAGTAATAATAACCTGAACTACCACCAAAGTACCCTTCAGGGTTATAGTTAAATATTACTTTAGTTGGGTGTTCGGGATCAAAGTTTTCCTTACGCTCGATATGATAGGCAGAATAAGGGATTACGTTATAAACACCAAACTTTTCTGAAATCTCTAGTTTGAGGAAGAAATCACCATATTTACACATCTGACGAATCCAACTCCATAAGTTAAACTCAATATTTAATACATCGTAGAATAAGTTATATAGGATTTTTTGAATATCATCATCCGAAGAACGGATAGATAATACTTCACCCATATCGTTTTTTAATGTAGATTCATCAGCTAGGATATCTAAAGCCGAAGCAACAATAGCATCTGTATCCATTGCATCGTAATCCGAATATAATTGAGTTCTTAAGTACTGGTAGTTAAGGTTAAAGTTAGCTCCGTGAAGTGAGGTAGAAGATGGGTTTTGGTAAATCCCCTTAAAGCGATTTACTAACGCATTTGTCTCGTACTCACCCGAGGTTTGTATACGGTCAGCGTCAATTATCTTTAATTGGTTACCCCCTTGATTTCTAATGACTACGTCAGTAGAAAATAGACGTTGTAGTCTTGTAAATAGTGATTTATCTGCCATGATATCTACTTATATCGTATAAATATGTTAAAGAAGCCAACTAATATCCTCCTGCTTTCCACCACCAATATCTTGTTTATACGGGTTTTGGGCATTCGAACTATTAACGTTGTATACTCCTTGATAATTTGTTTTTATTGCTGTTATATTATTAAGTGCTGCCTTTGTTAAGTCAACTCCCTGCTGTCTAAACTTAAAAGCGGTATCACGCATAAACATAGCAATAGAGAATGACATAACCAAATCGTCATTGTACCCTTGCTGTGCTTCTGCTCTACCATTTCTCCAAATAAACACTTTCATTTCACTTACTAATCTCTTGGATTGTATTGTAACTCCTTTATCACTAATATATTCTTGGAACTTACCTATAGCCATAGGTCTTGTTCTTGAAGACATTGTAAATCCAGCAGTCATTTTACTTGTATCCATATATTGGTCAAAATACGAATCAGCTGTTATATTTCCACTTTTAGGTGAGTAGTAGAGGTTAGGATAGTTACTATCAATCAATACTTGTAAAGTAGCCCAACCAATATTAGCGTTTTCTACTACCATTAAGGCATTATTATACTCTATTCCTATACGATAAAGTAACTGACCATACTCCTTAGTACCTATTTGACCTTTATATTCAGCTATCTGAACGTTATTTTCAACATCTATAATGTGGAACGCTGAGTAATCCTTACCATCACCACGAGCAACATCAGCTACAACCATATATGATCTAGAATAATCAGCTGGTTCCCAAATCCATAAGTTTTGGTCTACACCTCTTCTCTCTAGTGGTTCTTTAACATAAGTGTTCTCGTAAAAGTCTATGTATTCAGGGTAAAAGACAATATCACCAGAGGTACTAAAATCACAATCACACTCCTGTGCTGCCATCCTAGGATCACCTAGTAGTTCATCTTGTCTATCTCTCCAGGTTTGATCACGCTCAGGATGGACAAACCAAGGTAGTTTAATAGGTAAAAAGTCGTTTGTTCCTTCTTCTGCTCTAACCCACGTTTGGTGGAACCAGTTACCAGTACCATAGGGAGTAGATAATGCTATACACCCACCACCAGTAGCTAGTGTTTGTTGGGCTGAAGCCCATATCTCACCAATCTGATCAATGAAAGCTGCTTCATCAATCAACAGCAAGGAAACGGCTTCTGATCTACCAGCATCACTTGAGGCTGATGTTGCTTTGATTTGAGAACCATTTAATAATCGAAGGGTTAGTTTATTATCTTCAGCAGCATCTATTTTAAGCCAACTAGGAAGATTATGGTACATAAACTTTACCTTTGTAACCATGTTTTTAGCTGTATCCTGCTTTGTTGCAATACAAAGGATGTTTTTGTCTTTATGAAATAACATTAACCATAAAGAATACCCAGCTGCCAGAGTGGATATACCTAACTGTCTGGATTTTAGGATAACAGAATATGGGTTGTCTTGTACTAATCTAAGTACTTTTTCTTGAAATGGGTATAAGTGAAACTGAATACGTCCACGTTGTGGATGTTGGATAAAACAATACTTTTTCATAAAGTGAACCGGATCTTGGGCACACTTTAAATATTCTTGTCTTATTACTTTTTTTAAGTCTTGACTCATTTACCTATTTTCCAGTATAGGCGGCCTGATATTATTGGGAAGAAATCTTTATCTACCCCTAAACCAAAACCGTATACATTTCTTTTTTTATTAACGTACATTAACTCACCACTAACATAGTTTATTGGTGATTCATTTTGTACAGGATTTATCATCCCTCCTACCGCAACGCCCCAAAATAACTCGCGTTTGTAGAGGTAAGTAGTATTAGTAACTGTAGTTGTTGGGATGAGTAAGTTGGATTGAACATTTCTACCTGTAATTTGGTTTTGGGTAATAGTATCAATAACCATTACATAACCTAAACTATCAAAATTAATGGTATCTATATAAGAATATTTTGAGAAATAATCGTTAATAACATTAATGGTATCAATAGATAGAGGGAGGGGAATAGTATCCCATCTATATTCAATTTTGGTTTTCCATTTAGGGACGTATTTAGTTTCAGTTATTTTAACTGTATCCCATTTAGTTTCAACTTTAGTAATTACTTTAGGTTCAACCTTAGGGGTAGAAGAGCAACCCCTCTGTAATAATAGAAGGATTGCTAATACTACTATAAGTAGAGATTGTATATTTTTAAAGTAATTTTTCAAGTCTATTTTTTTCAGCTGTTAACTTTTTAAGCATATTTAAAGCGGCTTGCTTTGCTTGCTCACCTTCAGCACTTTTATACATTTCTAAATGTGTCTTCATATGTTTTTTAACTCGTTGAAGTTCACCAGCAATTTTAGAAATAGAATCTTTACCACTAGCTGCTTTAGATGCTGCTTTATCAGCTTCATCTTCGTCATCAATATCTTCAGAAAGTTCTTTAGATAATTCAACTGTTTTTTCTAATTCTTTATTTAGGTCTTTTTGAGCTTCTACCTCTTCAGGTGATGCTTCAGAAAGCAATTCTACGATTGTTTCTTTAATATATTCTGCTAATTCTGAACGTCTCATTATATGTATGTTTTATTATAAATATTACAGAGAAAGCGCTTCTAACATTTGTTCAATGCGTTTTTCAGTACTACCCTCAAGTACACCGTAGTTTTTAATGCGGTGTTTTTGTTGGCTTAAAATATGACGAATAATAACATCAATCTCATCTCTATATTCTGCATTGGTTTCTCTAATGCCATTATCTTCAATTTCTACTCCTTCTGGGGAAACGTAGAAAATATAATCATATTCTCTAATCAAACGAATAGCATAAGCATAAAATGCTTCTTTATCAGTCCAATCCATTGATTTAGAGGCTTGAGCAAAAGACATTACATCAATAATAGTTCTATCTGTAATGATATTATCTATTAATAGTTCACTTGCTCGTTCAGCCATAAAAACTGTTTGACCTAAGAACGTAGAATCAGTATTCAATGGGATACCCATTGCCATTAACTCCTTAGAACGTTCTGTTCTAGTTATATAATCCTTAAATTCAGGTAATTCTTTTAAAGCATTAACAAGTGTTGTTTTACCCACACTCATTGTACCACATAATCCTATTTTCATATTAGTTTCTATAATCTGAAAGTAATGCTTTCATTGATTGGTTTTTATACCAAGGTAAACCTTCACGTTCTTGCATGATAATACTATAAGTTTCCTCATCATATTGGATACCGTTTAGGTAATATGATTTTACCATCTCACTATCACTACTATGTGGTTCGATTGCTGGTCCATCCCATCTGTGGAATTTCCAATTTTCGTCACCTACATATCTTGCTAAATGAATTTGAGCACCTCTGGAGTTAATTTCCTTGTACTCATACAACTTTTTCTTCTTAGCCATAACTTATTATTTATTATTTATTATTAACCTTCCGTAAGTATACGAAAGAAAGGTTGGGTATCCTAGTAGTTTTCAATAAACTCTGGAAATTCTTCTGATTCGGATTGTAATGCTGATAGTAAAGCATCGGCAACATATATTCCTTGTGCCCCTGATACTGTGATACCACGAGCTGATAGAGCATCACCTACAAAGTGAACGTTATCATAATCAACTAATGATAGTGTTTCATAGTTAACCAATGGTTCAGGTGATAGATACTTAACTTCAGGAATATAAACACCCCAATCATCCCCAAGTGTTGGGAATACTTTTTTCATATCATCAATAAAATCATCAATGTACGTATAGTAACCTTGGAATGCTTCTCTTACTTCATCCATTTCACTAATAGTGACAGCGCTTACATTCTCACCTTCAGATGTTGTAGATGGAGTACGTGTTGGGCTATAATATAAACCAGTACCATCTTTATTTACTTTAGATACTAACTCTCTAGACCAA